TTCTATGGGTTCAGGACATTTTTCAGTAAATGACATTGAAGCTTTAACTAAAAATGCAGTAAATGCTTTTAATGAAAATTTAAAGGAATTATAAATGACTATTTTTTTATTAGATAAAGTAAAAACGACTAATGACATTTGCTACTGTTGCGAAAGCAAAAATGTTAAGCAAAAACATAAATCAACTTGTGTTGGTGGTCGTTCTAATTGGAAAACTGTATTTTACTTTGTTCCAACATTATTTTGTAAAGATTGTGGGATAAATATTCCCCAAAAAGAAGAAAGTATTGTTAGAGCAAAAGCAGTTAAAATAGCTAGTTCTTAAATGAAAACCTTGAAAAATTATAAAAAACTTTTTTCCGACTATTGGGGGTATTGCGAAAGCGATATTCCCTTGTGTTGGGGTTGTTTGAAAAATGGAAAAATGTTTTAAAAGAAAAAATGATATTAAAAGGTGGGGGATATGATTGGTAAAGAATTGACAGATAAAGCATTAGAAATAATTAATGCTAGAGGAAAGAATTATGGGGATATAAAGGCAAATCATCAAGATATAGCTAAAGGGTGGGAAGTTATCCTTAACACCCCTGTATCGGCAGAAAAAGTGGCTTTATGTATGGATTGGGTTAAAACAGTAAGACTTTTAAGTGATAAACAACATTTAGATAGTGTGGTTGATAAAGTTGGTTATGCAGTAACTTATTATGAAAATATAAAGGGTGATAAAAAATGATATTAAATCAGCAATATTTGGACAATATCAAAATTCAAAGAATTGAATGTTTAGGTTATAATGTTCCAGTATACAATGAAGATGCTTCAAGTTATGCTACTGTTTCAAGTGAACTTTTTTATGCTATGAATGGCATCACTGAAAACAAACAAGTGGAATTGGCTCAACAAATTATTGCACCAGAAAAGCCAAAAAGAACCAAAATGGCTTTATTAAATGCAAAATGTAAATCTGATAAAAGAAAACAAATAAGTCTTTTAAAAAAATCAAAAGGTTGTGCAAAATGTGGATATAGAGAAAATCCTGATATTTTACATTATCATCATATAAATCCAGATACTAAAATTGCAAATGTATCAAGAATGGTTGGCAAAAATCATTCAATGCAAAGAATAATGGCTGAAATAGAGAAATGTGAATTACTTTGCATTACTTGTCATCATAAAGAACATGGATTAAAAAATGACTGATATTTATGGATTGCAGTTTGAACCAAATAGACTTTCACATAAGCAAGAACAGTTAGGATTAACCTTTAGCGATTTTGATACTGCACTTGAGTTAATGAAAAAAGAAGAAAAAATGATTATTGCTGATTTAACCCTTTATTATATGCGAAATGTCAAGTATAAAAATACATCTGAATTAAATGCACATATTTATTCAGACGAAAAGATTAAGGACTTTAACAATAGATTTGAAAAAGTTCTTAAAGAAAGGAATCGTTCTAAAATTAGATACGAAACCTTTAAAACCTTTCGTGAGGACTTGAGAACGAAGATGGTCAACGAAAGAGAAATGGCGAAACATTTATAGAAAAGGAGTATGTTATGAGCCAATTAAAACAAATCAAAAGTTATCTTGAATATGGTAACAAAATAACCCCACTAGAAGCATTAAATAAATTCGGTAGTTTCCGATTAAGTGCTATTATTCATAAGTTAAGACAAAGTGGAATGAATATTAAAACCAATAATATTACACAAGGTAATAAAACTTTTGCTGAATATGAATTAGTGAGAAATCCACAAAAAGTTTTTAATTTATTTGGGGGAAAAAATGTCAGATAGATTATTTACCCAAGAGGAACTGGAAGAAAGTTCACACGAAGTAGATTTACAAAAGCAAATCTGTATAGCCAAATATCAGGAACAAATAGATAAAATGGATAATTTAATAAAAGCTTTAGAAGATTATCAGCAAAGTTATGGCAGAGAAAGTAATGTTTATTTTGATATAATTGCTCTTAAAGCACAAATTGTTAAAAACAAGGAAGTGGTTCAAGAATTTCAGGGTTTAATATGATTGAGCATTTCAAAAAGTTTGATGGTGGCGATAAGAAAAATCTATTGCCATTATCATTTAGTCAATTAAGCGAATTTGCCTTTCAGCGAGAAAGATGGGCTTTAAAACGATTATTTGGCTATCAGTTTCCAAGTTCACCAGCTATGGAAAGAGGAAAAGCAGTTGAATCAGGGTTACATTTATGGCTAACTGGTGTTAATTTTGACGAAGTTGTTGAAAAAATGTTAGCTGAATATGATGGACATTGTGTTTTATTAGACAGTCCTAAAGTTCCAGAAGAAAGAGAAAACCTAGTGCCTTTATTAAAAGAGGGTGTGCAAAGGTTTAAAGACCATGCTTTTCAATGGGATTTATTAGATTTTCAGAAAAAAGTAGAAATTGATATTTTAGAAATACCTTTTATTGGTTATACAGATTTTCATTTTGAAGATAGAAAAACTAAAGAAGATTTTTTTATAGATTTAAAAACTACTTTAAGAAAACCTAATGGCATATCAAATAGTCATGCTATGCAACAATCTATTTACCATAAAGGCACAAATGCCAAACAATTATTATGGTATCT